GTAACCTCACTAAAGTACAAACCAATAGGGGTGCTACCAGTAATGTCCAAGAATAAAGAGGTTTTATTATTAAGGATTTCAGTCCAAGAACTTTTAGATAGAGTTGCCTCATAAGTAATCATTACTTGTCAACCCCAGCATTGTCACCAACCTCTTTATCGTCGTCATCAGAGGTCTTATCTTTATTACCTACCACATTATTATCTGGGCCATCATAGTAATCAGCACGAGCCACCTCTGCCATTGCTGCACGTTCCCTAGAGGCTGCATAAAGATCAGGATCTACATGGGGAAGTTCAGCTTGGTCCAGGAGAGCATTGACAATATTAATATCATCAGCGTAAGAGATACCTGCACCATTAAGGTTACGAAGGTAAGAACCCAGATCCTTAAGATCATGTGGTGCAACATCACCAGCTACAATCTTTGGCATAACACTAAAGTCAAAACCATTAATGCGCCACAGCGGTTCAATTAGTTGCTTGTTAAGCACGTCCACAATCGTTTGGATGTAACTTTCAAGAGCACGAAGGAATAGGTCAGACTTAGACTTAGAGAGTGCATATGAGCCTGTCGAGCCGCTTCCAAGCATAATGAACTCAGCAAGAACACTTCTAGCGATGTCATGTTGGTACCTTTTAATTACTGGATCAATATCAATGTTACGACTGCCCTCAGAGGACATTAGACGAACACTAACCAATTTATTATTAGTAGGCTCACCATCCTTACCTGGGTAAGTGTCACTAGGGGTGATCAGGAAGCCTTGCTCATTGAACTTAAGATCACGTAGGATCTCTTTCATCTGATTAAGTACTGCAACCTGTGCTTCTGTAGCATCTGGAGAGAGATACTCACTAGGAACCTCTGCATGAGGAATACCAGCAAGTTCACGTTCAATACCAATAGCCTCATACTGCTGTACAGCATTAAGGCGTTCATATGATGCAAAAGCATTACGCAGGATACTACGACCAGAAGGATCACCATTAATTGTAGTAGTACGGTACAGAATGGCCTTATTCATTGGGATGTAGTTACTACCTAAACCCGCAGTTACATCCTGATAGAACCCTAGTGTATCACCAGACTGCTCTTCAATCTCAAAGCGGTTAATAGTCCACTGAGCACGAGAAGCCAACTTACGGATACCGATATACCCATCTGTGTGTTTACTACACTTCTTAGGATTAGTCTGGTAAGGGCCAACCCTACGCTTGTATACTACCTCAAATGCAGCAAACCCAAAAGTCAAATAGGAAATAGCCTCTGAGATATGATCATCCAAGGAGTGGTCCATATCCTCCAAGACACTCTCTACGAAGCTAGCCATATTAATAGCCTCTTCGGAATCATCAACAGGTTGAATAGTAAAAGGGACATCACGTAGCATCTGTTCTACAGCATACAAAGACGCGCCAATAGTGGCATCATTGTCTCGCATCTCACGGTACTTGCGGATAGCCCGCTTTCCTCGTAGTTCTGCCTGTAGTTCGTCTGCCTTAAGTGTTCCGTTCCTAGTGCTTGTTCCTGAGACCCCTATGATCTTTTTACCTTGGGATTCTGAGAGGGTCATTTGATTTTCCTAGAGTTGTTTGGGGATAATGCAGGATCACCTAAGACCCTTGGAGTTAGAATAAACAAGTTTCAGTTGAGGTTTAGCGTAGCCCTGTAGCATCAAATCAGTAATAGCCCATACCAAGGCATCGTATCTATCAGGGGATTTGTGTTTACCCATTGGTTCATAGGTACACATCTGGGTTTCTAGCTCTGTAAGGGACGCCTCAGGGTCTTTAGGGTTCCTGACGTGGTAAACCTTACCTTGTTCATACAAGGCACTCACAGGCTCCGCTCTGGCGATCTTAGCACTACTTGCGTGTACACCCTTTAGTGGGAGGTTTTCATCAATGGTTTTAAATAGGGATTTGATTAGGTCTTTACCTTGGTTGCTCTCGTATACAATCCTGGAGCATTCGAAGTCTTGGTAAAGAGATACAACCTTACTAGCCCATCTTTCAGGCAAGTCCTTCATGGTATAATCACCTAGTACATAGGCCATACCCTTCTCACATATACCAGCTACCATGATGCCTGTGTGGTCACTCTCTACATTAGAGGACACAGCGGGGTCTACGGCTACTACAACCCTGATAAGAGGGGGTACATCGTCCCTAGATACCTGACAATTATCAATCATGTCAGCAGTCCAGAGAGCACCTTCGTTTTCTGTGAGAATCTCAGCGTAAAGTTCCTGACGACCCAGCCTAGTACCCTCATATTGCGCTCTTACAGCAGTAAGGTAGGTATCAGCTAGGTTAGCCTCATTATCGAAGGTAGAACCCACTGTAATGACTGTTTTTGGGTCTTTTACCAGTTTCCTGACCAAAGCTGTACTTTTTGGGGTAGTTGTGACACAAACCTTAGGATGTTTACCCAAACGAAGACAAAACTGCAACATATCCCATGTATCTTGGTCTTTATTCCATGCAGCTAATTCATCACACCATGCTGCACTAAACTGGGGACCTCGAAGACGCTCAGGTTCCTCTGCAGAATAGAACTCTACCTTAGCACCATTCTCCCAAGTAAGGGTACGCTTAGTAGGTGACCACTCAGGAAACCCCATAGGTTTACCTTTTAGTGTTTTATCACCCTTCCAACAAAGATTAAGGAAACCACTTTCACCCTTAACCATAACACGTTCAATGTCAGAGTTAGTAGCTGCAACACAAGCAATACGCTTATGGCCTTCCTTTACCTTCTGTCGTACCCACTGAGCACCTGTCCAAGTCTTACCAAAGCCTCGACCACAATTAAGGAACCATATGTTATGATCACCTTTAGGTTCAATCTGATTAGGTCTAGCCCAAAACTCATATGTATGATGGAGTTCATCTATCTGAGCTGCTGAAAGGTTGCTTAGTGCCTTTGCTGCTACATCATCGGGTAGATCACGTAGGGTCTGAGCATTAAAGGCTGTCATTAAAGTTTCTCTTTACAAGAAGTTGGATACAAGTTAATTATTAGGTATTGTCCTTAGTGGTAAAGTTAGCTTTTACTGCCCACATAGCAGCTTGCTCGTAATTCGTAATAGCTATACTTCTTTCCCTGTTGTCTGGTACATTAAGTTCGATGTAATGAATGATAGCATCAGTAAGGATCTTAATATTTGTTACTTCATCCTTACCAGAGGGGTTAAAACTACTAATCGTTTTACTCATCTTCTACATCTTTCCCCAAGGCTTTCAGAAGGGCATTTACTGCTGACTCTTCTTCTTCATCATCTGTACCAATCTCCCTAGTCTCTTCAATAGTCTTAGGGGACCAATCAGCCTGTGTACGGAGATAGAACTCTCTAGCCTTCCAAGTATTAGGTGCTTCGGGATCACCATGAATAGCTTGGTCTACTACACTACCACCAATAGTCTCAGCAGTTAGTGCTACTGCCCTCTCCATATCCAAACGATAATACTTGTAAAAGTCACGCATAGACTTCGGTGCATTCTGGTAAGATTGGATCTCAGCAAAGATAGCACGTACAGGCACACCACTACGCTTCATGGAGTACACACGTTTACCTATCTCAGAATTATACCCAAGGGTATCTGGATGATTTGAACTAGCCATTTGGGGGGATCTCTTATATATACTACAGTGATGTAATACTACTACTACTACAAAATAGTAATCTATCCTATGAAGTATTACTCTAGGGGTACTTAGGTTTCTACCCCCTGGATTAAATCCATTATGAATAATACTACAAAGAAAAGAATACTAGCTATAATATGGGGTACACAGGATTCTGGGGGATACATGCTACATATGTATTACATAAGTTATAATACATCATAGTTATAATCAATACTGTCCATAACATATGTTATAACATAAGTATTGATAATTCATAGTATTACTAAGTATGGTTAGTATCTTAAGTAATACATATGTATGCATCTCTCTCTTACTTTACATTACACATGTTTTTTAGTACCGCACAACCTGTTTTTTGTGTCAGTTTTGTAACAATCGTCTAACACACTGGAATCTAACAAAAGAAAGTTTGTATCTGTAGTAGTCCAAAAGTACTTTTGTGATCACAAAATTGTCCCCTTTGGTGTAAGGGTTATTACACATTCAATCTAGTGTTGTAACATAGTGGGTAGTCTATCTAGTGAAATTTCTTTTTTTTTTATTTCTGAGGAGCTTCGCTCTTGGTGGATTTCTTTTGTTTTGGATTCGTATGTGGTAAAGGCACCCCCTGCCCGATTCGCATTATAACCTGGGGGGACCCTAATGTCAACCCCATGATCACGATATGTTACATTCCTGGACCATATGTAACAATTCGTGATGACCATAGAATCATACTAGATCTTGTGTCAATCCCGGTGCGAATCACCATAGATGTAGTGTCAATAGTAACCTCCGGGGTGTGACATAAGTATCACACTTGACAAGGACAAATGGAATTCCTGAATAAAAACATGGACATAGAGAGGCGATTCGCCAACAACAAGTATAGTTACCATTGTAACCAATACCGACCATGTTAGCCCTATGCACAATCAATTGTTATACTATAACACTATGAGTCCATGGCATAAAACTAACAAAATGAATCAACTAAAGCGCCCCATAGAAGACCACGGGAACGCTTAAGGTAGGGTAGAAAGGCAAAGCCTTAGTTGGTTAGGGTGATGGCTTAGATAGCGTCCTATGGGCGTTCTAGGGCCTCTGCTACATCACACTGGGAAAGCCTTACTTCATAGCCTTGCAATGGGCCGCCTAGCATAACGCCTAGATGCATAGAGTGGGCATCCAATAGATCCAGATCGACCTCAATCTCCACACCACTGATCACTATATAAACCCTATACATTAACTTTCCCCTTCTGCGGTAGTTTCAAAACAAAACACTGTCGAATAATCATCTAGTGTCGGCCCCCAAGATTCATGCAATACCATGCAATCCGATTCAGTTAGATTGTAATCAATAACAAAAGACGAATATTCACCTGTTGGATTAACTACGTATAGAATAAAAGCAAATGTCTTAATCATGGTCTGATTCCTTGTTAAATTGTTGATATAAGTATCATAGCGCCAGCGATACATATAATCAAAGCCAATAGCGCCACAATATCCTGAATGATGTATTTCATTACATGGAACCTCCATTAGCTTCACATATGGCAATAGCGAAACCCCTAGGTGTGGCGGATCTGATATTCTTAGTTTTAGCTGATTTACCGCCGAGCTTAAGGTGTTGCTTGGCATAGCCTTTCTGTACCTCTACAGGCTTAGTAGCAGGCATAACAAAACCATTACCGGTCCATAGGCATGTGCGTTTAGGGTAGGCGTCAAATGGTGCGATATACTCAGGCCATGTAGGATGGTTACCTTTATCGGCGGGGATATAACCCCCATATTGGAATGGATCAAAACGGTAGTCGGGTTTGCGCCATTGGGTTGCCAAGACACTAATAGGATTCTCTATGAACCAAGGGCAACCCAAACGATCAAGAAAGTTTGCAGCATTCTTTGCATGTTGAACCGCCCTAGTTTGAAAAGCCGGATCAACCTTTGCCTTTGCCTTAAAATGAGTTGCGCCAGATACCGCCAGATCGGTGCAAACGGGGAATCCCATCCCAAAAACAATATCTAGGCCATTAAGAAGGTGCTCTACGCGACCAAAGCCTGACCATGTATGCAGATCGGCGTTAAGGTAGACAATCTTGCCACCGGATTCAAAGCTCTCAACAGTAGGATCTTCTCTATGCTGAATGTCGAATGCAAGACATTGAAAACCTCTTTCTGCCCATGGGCGCAGCGCCTCTCCGGTATAGTCATAAAGGCTAACGACATACTTTTCATTGTTTAGGTTATTCACTTGACCAATTCCTTTGCTTTATTCTTGCTTGCACCATGGGCAACAATTGCCACTGACTTTGCCTTGATACTATTACCGCCACATAGTTTGCATTGTGCGCATGTGGTTCTAGCACCGGCTTCCTCTGAGGCGGGACATAGAATCTCTTTACCTTTGATTACATTATCAACGTGGGCGATTACTCTAAACGTACGCTCATTCCTATCCCACGCGCTATAGGCTTGTTCCGCATTGTCTGCGCTGGTCATAACCATATGGGGAAGGGTGTTAGCCCCATGGGTGTAAGCCGTCACATATTCTGCAGAGGATGTAAGGCTTTCCCAAACATAACTAGGAACCGCCATGGGATCACCATAAGACCCAA